AATGGGGTAATGGTTATGGGAACCAACATTATACTTAAGTGGGAGTTGATGGAGAATATGGTTAGACCACAGTCTGCTACTCAACACGCACTACCAAACTACGTAGCTGTAGCTCCAAGAATGTATAAGGGAGTAATAGAGTCATTGGTAAGAAGAATGATTCCATTTGCTGATTTAATTCAGATTACACATTTAAAGCTTCAACAGGTAATATCAAGAGTAGTACCTGATGGTGTATATATAGATGCAGATGGATTAAATGAAGTAGACCTTGGAACAGGTAATGCTTATAATCCTGAAGATGCATTAAGGTTATATTTCCAAACAGGTTCGGTTATTGGTAGAAGCTACACGCAAGACGGAGACTTTAATCAAGCTAGAGTACCTATTCAAGAACTACAGTCTAGTTCTGGTGCATCTAAAACACAGATGCTAATTACCAACTACAACCATTACTTAAACCAAATTAGAACTGTAACAGGATTAAACGAGGCTAGGGACGGAAGTTCTCCAGACCCTAATTCTTTAGTTGGTTTACAGAAGTTAGCAGCTATGAATTCTAATGTAGCTACTAGACATATACTTAATGGTAGTTTGTATGTATACAGATCATTAGCAGAAGCTATTACTTATAGGGTGGCTGACATATTAGAGTATGCAGACTTCAAAGATGAGTTTATAAATCAGATTGGTAAGTACAATGTATCTATACTAGAAGACATAAACGACTTATACATTTATGACTTTGGTGTATTTATTGAGCTATCACCTGATGAAGAACAGAAGGCACAGCTAGAGGCTAATATTCAAATGGCTTTATCTAAAGGAGATATTAATTTAGAAGATGCAATAGATATTAGAGAAGTTAAAAACATTAAGGTTGCTAATCAGTTATTAAAACTTAAGAGAAAGAGCAAGCAAGAAAGAGAAGAAAAGATGGCTATGCAACAGCAAGCTATGCAGGCTCAACAGCAGTTGAAGTCTCAAGAGTTAGCTTCTCAGACTGCGATGCAGAAACTTCAAGCAGAAACTCAAGCTAAGATGCAGTACAGACAAGCTGATATTGCTTTTGAGATTGAGAAGATGAAGAACGAGGCAGCATTAAAAGCACAGTTAATGGACAAAGAGTTCCAATTAAATATGCAGTTAGCTCAGATTAATAATCAAGGTCTATCACAAAGAGAAAGTCAAAGAGAGGATGCTAAAGCTAAGAGAATTAGTCAAGCTAACACAGAGCAGTCTAAACTTATTGAGCAGAGGAAAAATAATTTACCTCCAGTCAATTTTGAGTCAAATGAAGATAGCTTAGATGGCTTTGATCTAGCAGAATTTAATCCAAGATAACACTGTCTAAAACATAAATAATTTTTATTTAACTTTGTAATAATTAAATCAAATCGACAATGGACATTAAGGTAAGAGCATTAGATGACTCATCGGAAGAAAAGTCAGCTCAACAAATAGAGCAAGAATTATTAGATAAGCACGAAGCACAGTTTACTGATTCTGAAGAAACAAATAATACGGAGACTGTAGAGACACCTGTTGCAGAAAATACAACAACTGAAACTACAGAGGAAGTTGCTCCAACCTCAGAGCTAAATGAGGAAGACGTTCTTAAATTTATTGGTAATAGATACGGAAGAGAGATAACATCATTAGATGAATTAAATCAGACGAGAGAGGAGAATGATCCTCTACCAGAAGATGTAGCTCAGTATCTAAAGTACAAGAAAGAAACAGGCAGAGGGTTCAATGATTTTATTGAAGTTCAAAGGAACTATGATGAAATGGACAACGATGCTTTATTAAGGAGTTACTTAACTGCAACTGAAAATGGTTTAGATGCAGATGATATCGAAACAATGATTGAGTCGGATTATACATATGATGAAGACTTAGATGATGATAAAGATATTAAGAAGGTACAACTTAAAACAAAAAAGACTATTGCGAAAGCGAAAGAATACTTTCAGAAACAACAAGAGCAATACAGCATCCCTCTTGAGTCAAGTGGGGATACTAGCAATGTTGATCAGGAAGAGATCCAAGCTTATCGTGATTATATAGCTAATGCTAAAACAATGGATGAAAGCCTTAAGCGTAAGCAAGAGGTTTTTGTAAAGAAGACTGACGATGTTTTCAATGAGTTCAAAGGTTTTGAATTTACAGTTGATGACAAAAAGGTTTACTTTAATCCTGGAGATGCAAATGAGATTAAGAATTCTCAGTTAAATCCACAGAACTTCATACAGAAGTTTTTGGATGAGCAAGGAACTCTTAGTGATGCACAAGGATATCACCGTTCTTTAGCAATGGCAATGCATCCTGAAAAGTTTGCTAAGTTCTTTTACGAGCAAGGTAAGTCTGCTGCAGCAGATAAGACTATGAGAGAGTTGAAAAATGTAAAGATGGATACTCGCAATGCTCCAGAGGTAACTAAGTCAAAAGACGGATTACAGGTCAAGTCTCTAAACAAAGACTCAGGTCGAGGTTTAAAGATTAGATCAAGAAAATAATTTTTAAAAAAATAAAAGAAAAGTAAAATGAGTGTACAAGCAACACCAGGTTTTGATTTACAACCAAGTGCACAAAGAGTGCCGTTGTCAACAAACTACATTACTAACTTTGATTTCTTAAATCAGTATCTTCCAGATACATATGAGAAAGAATTCGAAAGGTACGGTAATAGAACAATTTCATCATTCTTAAGAATGGTAGGGGCAGAAATGCCATCAAACTCTGACTTAATTAAATGGGCAGAGCAAGGAAGATTACATATTAAATATACAAAGGTTGGTACTGCTGCTGCTCAAGCTGCTGATACTGCTACTTTCACAATTAACGATACAGGTGTTCCTGCTTTCGCTACTGGGAATAGACCTGCTGTGAGAGTTGGACAGACTGTTATGGTTATCCAAAACGATGGAAGTGGTTCTAACAAAGCTATCGTTACTGCTGTAGCTGCAGGTGCAGATACTTTCGATGTTGCTTTTTATGAAGCAGGTGGATTAGTAACTGCAGGTACTGGAGCTGCTAATGCTGATGTTAGTGTATTTATCTATGGTTCTGAATTCAAAAAAGGAACTAACGGAATGGAAGGTTCTTTAGAGGCTGATGATTTCATCTTCGAAAATTCTCCAATCATTATCAAGGACAAATACTCTGTATCTGGTTCTGATATGGCACAAATTGGATGGGTTGAAGTAACAACTGAAAATGGAGCTTCAGGGTACTTATGGTACTTAAAGTCTGAGCACGAAACAAGATTAAGATTCGATGACTATCTTGAGACTGCAATGATTGAAGCTGTTCCTGCTGAAGCTGGAAGTGGTGCAATTGCTGCTGGTGGTGATGTAGGTGATAAAGGTTCTGAAGGTATTTTCTACGTTGTTGAAAATAGAGGTAATGTATTTGCAGGTGCTCCTGATTCATTAGCTGACTTCGATTCTATCATCTCTAGACTTGACAAGCAAGGTGCTATTGAGGAGAATGTAATTTTCGTTGACAGACAGTTAGGATTCGATATCGATGATATGTTAGCTGCACAGAACTCTTATGGTGCTGGTGGTACTTCTTATGGTTTATTTGATAACGATAAGGATATGGCATTGAATTTAGGGTTTACTGGATTCAGAAGAGGTTATGACTTCTACAAGTCTGATTGGAAGTATTTAAACGATCCTACTATGAGAGGAGGAATTCCTGCAGGTTCAGGAAAAGTACACGGATTATTAGTTCCAGCAGGATCTACTTCAGTGTATGACCAAATCTTAGGTAAGAACGCTAAGAGACCTTTCTTGCACGTAAGATACAGAGCTTCTGAAACTGAGGATAGAAGATATAAAACTTGGATCACTGGTTCTGCTGGTGGAGCAAAAACTTCTGACTTAGATGCAATGGAAGTTAACTTCTTGTCTGAAAGAGCTGTTTGTACTTTAGGTGCTAACAACTTCTTTATCTTCGAAGACTAAGAGGTATACAATATTGAGGAGTGTCTTTAGGGGCACTCCTTTTTTTTAATCAAATTAAATTTTAAATAAAGTGGAAACAAAAACAAAAAAGCAAGTTTATACTGATAAGCAGTATAAGTTGACAAAAGACATAGCTCCTTTAACATTTATGTTACCAACCAAAAACTCTGCAAGGAATCCTTTGCTTTGGTTTGATGACGAGAAAGGAGAAAATAGAGAACTAAGGTATGCAAGAAACCAAAACTCTCCATTTGTGGATGAGCAAGATGGTAACGCTATACTAGAGCCTATCGTATTTGAAGACGGATTTCTATACGTTTCAAAAAACAATCAAGTACTACAAAAGTTTTTACATCACCATCCAATGAATGGTCCTAAATTTATTGAGGTAGATAAAGCAAAAGATGCAATTGAAGAGGTAGAAGACATTATGTTGGAAGCTGATGCATTAATAGAAGCTAAAAAATTATCTATAGATCAGTTAGAGAATGTATGTAGAGTATTATTTAATACTGATGTAACTAAAATGTCTACTGCTGAATTAAAGAGAGATGTATTGATGTTTGCTAAAAACTATCCTTCAGAGTTTATGGATGTAATATCTGACCCTGAATTAAAGATGACAGCAACTATTCAAAAGTTTTTTGGTGAAGGATTACTTACATTCAGAAAGAGTGGTAAGGAAGTATGGTTTAACACCAAAGCTAATAAGACTAAGTTAATGAACATTCCGTTTGGTAAAGATGGTATGGACTTAGTAGTTTCTTATATGAAGAGTGATGACGGAATAGAGCACTTAAAGTATCTAGAAGGCTTAATTGAATAAGGTAAAATAAATTTAAATTGAGAGACCTCTTCAAAAAATGAAGGGGTCTTTTTTTTTATTTATCTTTGTATAAAAGGTATAAGATGATAAATTCAGTACGACAAACAGTGATGTCTGTTTTGAACAAAAATAATTACGGATATATCTCTCCATCAGATTTTAACTTATATGCTAAACAAGCACAGTTAGATATTTTTGAAGATTATTTTTATCAATACAACAATCAAATAAATAAAGAAAATGGTGTAGGTGGTAGAACTATTACTCGTAGTTCAGGTACTGGGTATGCTGACATTACAAAGGGACTAGAAGAGGTGATAGATTCATTCTCTGAGACTAAGCCATTGTTAGGTGCTTCAGACCCTATTAGTGTAAGTAATTACTTCCTACCATCTATTGCTACAACAAATGATGACTACTACCTTATCAATAAGGTTTATATATACAGTAAAACATTAGCATCTAGTAACACCACTTCATTTGATGTTTCAGGTAATTTAGTGACAGATAGTGGAGCTACATTTCAAACAGCAGGTGTAAAGGCAGGAGATATAGTATCTACCATTACAGGTGGTATAACTTATAACGTACAAGTTATCTCAGTAGATAGTGAGACACAGCTTACAGTGGCATTACCTACAGGAGTTGTTTTGTTTGAAGCAGCAGCTAAAAAATATAATGTTTATAGTGCTGACAGTATAAAAGAAACTGAAAAGGTTAATAACAGCAAGATAACAATGTTAAATAACTCTATGCTTACTAAACCAACTCTTACATATCCTGCGTATACACAAGAAGGGTTAGTGATAGTTGGATATCCAAATACTATAATAGGAATAGGACAGTTAGTGGCACAGTATATTAGATTCCCATATGTCCCTAAATGGACGTATGTTGACCTTACGGGGGGTGAGCCTTCATTTGATCAGTCAGCAAGTGACTATCAAGACTTTGAGTTACCTAATGATGACGAGGTAAACTTAGTAAATAAGATACTACAATACGCTGGTATGTCAATAAGAGAAATAGCTGCTTCTCAGTTTGGGCAAGCACAGGAAGTAATGAATAATAACGAAGAACAATAATTATGGCATATATAACTCAATATCAGTATTATAACAACGGACAACCTAACCCTGCCGTAGAAGATGAAGTAAACTGGGGTTCTTATCAGTATATATCTCTAGAAGATATTGTTAACAATTTTATGTTAATGTATACAGGTAACCACAGTTTGGTAAACAACGAGCCAAGGTATAAGATTTTGTTCCACGCAAAAAGAGCAATACAAGAGCTTAACTACGATGCGTTTAAAGAAATAAAAATATTAGAGTTAGATGTGTGCTCATCACTAAGATACGTACTACCGTCTGACTATGTGAGCTGGGTAAGAATTTCAATGTATAGAAATGGGTTACTTATGCCACTTACTGAAAACATTCAGACCAACTGGTCATCTGCTTATTTACAAGACAATGACTGTGGTATATTGTTTGATGAGGACGGTAATGCATTAAGTCCTGCTAATTCTTCTATAGATTTTGACAG